GTTAAAGTTGTTGCACCTGTCAATGTTTCAACTACGCCTACTTGACGTAAAACATCGTTAGATACTGATGTGAATGTTGTACTCATTTTTTTTGTTTTTTTAAATTATTACTTATTTATTTTATTCATTACTGAATCCATAATTGTGCGAGGTCTTTTCGAAGCTATTTTAACAACCTCAACTTTGTTCTCATTTTCAGGATTGAAAGAAATTGGTTTAACTTCCTCTTCGATAGCTAACTCAACTTCCGTTTCTTTAACCTCTTTTAATTTGCTTAGTTCAGCTTTTAAAGTTTCGTTCTCCTCTTTTAGTTTTTCTATTTCAGAAAAGAAAGTTTCTTTAACTACTGATTCGATAGTTTTCTTTGGAGCTGTTTTTTCAGTTTCCATTTCCGCCTTTTTCTCGGTTTCAACTTCAACCTCAACTTCAGGCTCTTCAACTTCTTCCTCTTTTTCTTTAACTTCGGAAATAACACCCTCTTCAATTACGATTAAAAGACGACCGTCTTCAAGTTCATATTCGCCGATTGGCAAAGCGATTTTTTGGTCATCTTCCGTTACGATAAAAACTTCGTTACCTGCTTCGAATGATTCAGCTTCAAGAATAGAAACTCCATCCATTAATTTCATTTGCTCAAGTTTTACTTCCATTCCGAGTAATGTTTTGATTTGGTTTATTAGGCTATTTTTCATTTTTATTTATTTTAAACTTTCTAATTCTTTTTTTAATTCTTGTAATTTTTTAAAAGCATCCGTTTTTTCAGGATCAACACCAACTTCTTTTGCTTTAACACTATATCCGCTCAAATCAGTGTCTACTTTTTTCATAGTATTTTCGTACATTGATTTAATTTCTTTTTTAAGCTCTTTAATTTTTTTAATACCAAATTGCATTTCTACAATATCAGTTTCTAAATCTTTTAAAGTGCCTAATTCAACATCATGCGAAGACAATTGTGTTTCCTCTTTAAAGAGTTTTCCGTAAACTGTTTTTAATGTGTTCATAACTTATTAACTTTTAAATTTATACTTGTTCCTTTTTTAGCCGTTTTGACGAACTATCGTTTTAACTCCGTCTATTTCTGTTATCGTTACATTTTGTGGCGTTACACTCGCTGTTTTGCCTATCCCTTGAGCTTGTAAACTTCCGTCGCAACATTCCTTTGAGTATTTTCCGTCTTTACATAAACAACCCCTTTTGCCACCGCGAGGACTTACTTTACTTTCCGTTCTCATATTTATTAATTAAATCTTTTAACTTTTCAATCATTTCTTGCTCTTCAGTTTCTTGTAAACTCATTTCGTATTTGTCAACAAAGTAACCCTCAATGCTGAATCCTTTTACTTCACCAGCTTTTACCTTGTTCCAAATTTCATCGTTATTTACTTTCATTGAAATCATCCACGTACCCTTTGGTAAATTGAATCCGTATTTCGCTGACTTGTCTTGTTTCTCATCTTCAATAATCCAGCTTTCAACAATTGACATCCCGTCTAACATTTTCTTTTCATGTTCTAACGTTGCATTGTTTTGATTAGCTCTCATTAAGAAAAGTTCACTTGCTTTGCGTACCGTTTCCTCACTAAAATAAATATAGAATTCTTTGTCTCCGTTTTTACGGTAAATCTGTTTGTTAGGAATTAAAGCAGCACCCATTAAGATACGTTTCTCACCATCAATTTCTTTAAGTTCTACTTCGTGTTTTTTTAAGGCTACAAAGTTTTCTTCTATCGCTGGACTTTCAACAACTGAAACCGCATTGATACCGCTCTCGATTTTATTCTCATCAATAAGCAGTTCTATAATTTCCATCTTTGCCATAACTATCTAACTTATAATGTTGCGTTTTGTACTCTATTTCTGTCTAAACTTTGAGCCGAAGTAACTTCACCACTTACAACATACGCCCTTGTTGGCTGTTGTTGTAATGTTGCTAATTGATTCACGCCACTTGTTCCGATAGTTTGAAATTGCGGAGCTTGTACTTGACCACCGCCACCTCCACCAGCAGGCGCACCACCACCACCACCACCTTGAGAACCACCTCCAAATTTAGATGAAGCTATTTTAGCAATATTAGCTGCTCCAGTTGCTGCCGCAATACCAGCTTCAACAAATTGCATTCCCGTAGCTAATTTAATTGGGTTTCCTCCAGCTGTTAAAGCCGCTGTAACCGCTAAGGCTGTATTTGTTACCGCTGAAGCTAAATTAAATGCTTTTTGTATTTGAAATTGTTTACGTGCATCTTTGTCGCTTTTTGTAGCAAAAGAACCTATTAAATCACCAATAGCTGTAAAAGCACTTGCGGTTAATTGTAATCTTTTTTGACGTAGTTCGTTTTCTTGTAGGATTTGTTTTTCCTTACTTTTTTTATCAATGTTTTCAATTTCTTTTGCCTTAGCTTCCGCAATTATTTTTTCTTGTTCCGCGTTTCCTTTTGCTGCTGTTTCAAGTGCGAAATATTTTTGACGTACTAATTCAATTTCATATTCGCTTTCAGTCATTGAACTTTTTAAATTTGCTTGAAAATTTGCTTCATCTATTTGTTCAATTTGAGCTTGAAATTCATTTTCTGCTTGAATTCTTAAATCATTCGCCTTTTTGTTGGCATCATTTATTATTTTTAATCGAGCATCTTCATATTTTTTATCAACTTTTTCTTTTTCAGCCGCTTCATTTTCTTTTAATTTAACTGTGTCTAATCCAAACTTTTGAGCTTCTTTATATAATTCTTCATATTTTCTTGTAACAGCTAATTTTTCTCGCTCTTGCTCCGTTAATAAGCTATCAGCATAATCTTGCTCCGCTTTTTTAATTTTATCTATGGTAGTTTGTTTTTCTTTTAATTCAGCTTCCCTTGCTGCTTTTGCTGCCTTAATTCTTTCCTTTGCTGCATCAACTGCCGCTTTATTCTCCTCTTTTTCTTGACGAGCTAACATTTTACGTTGCTTGTTCAATTTAATTCCAGTCATTGCATTTTCAGTTTCGGCTTCATTCAATGCTATTGTAGCATCTCGAATTTCTTGCTTCATCTTTTTCTCTGCCTGACCACCTAAAGCTTTCGCTTTTTCTTGTAATATTTTTAAATCAATAGCTGCAACTCTTACTTTTTCTGCCGAACTTGCTTTTTCTGCTTTAGTAACCTCTTCAAGTGCTTTCTTTTTATCTTTTATTGAAGCTGTTTCATCCGTTAATATTTCTCTCGATTGAACAAGTAACTTATTAATTTCTGATTCTCTTACCGCTTGTTCTTTTTTTGCTTTGTTATTAGCTTGTTGTTGTTTTTCAAGACCTCGTAATATAGCGAATGTTGTTCCATTTACCGCATTTGTTAATTGTTCAAAACTTCCAGATGCCTCTTCATTGGCTTTTTTCATTGCTTTTGAAGCGCCCTCAAAATCAAGTGTAATAAATTTAAAAGCCGCTTCTGCTGCATAACCAAGTGCGCGACCTAATCCCATTACAGAATCCAATATTTGAGTTCCCACACCACTTAATGCAGACCAAACCGCAGCTATTTCTTTTCCTATTTTAACATTTGATTGAAATGCTTCATAAATAAATTTTAATGCCGCAACAATACCAGTAACAACTAAAATAACTGGATTTGCTAAAAGTTTCTTTAAACTACTGCTAAATGCTAACGCTCCTGATTCAGCCCCTTTAAAACCGGGAACCATTCCAGTAATAACATTTTTAACATCATTTAATGCTTTTGATTTTTCACCAGCCTCTTTTGTTGCGTTACCTAAATTATTTGTCGCTTCGGTAGCTGTTTTAATATCCTTAGTTACCTTTGAAGCATTTGTTTTTACCTCTAATTCAATTGTCCTTTTTTCTGCCATTGTATTTGCGTTTAGCTTGTTTATAAATCTTTTTTAGGTTCGTAGTGTATTCGTGTTTTCCTTTGGCAATATCCACTATCTCACTCACGTTAAAAAAGTCATCAGTTTTTAAAAGTTCTAATATCTGTGCTATCATTCTTGTACTATTATTATGTCTTGAGTTAGTAAAGTTCCCATAACATCGTAATACGATACGAGTATTGTAATTACTTGAACTGAACTTTCCTCTGTAATTAGGTTTAATCCAGTTTCTGTTATTATTGGGTTCGTGTTTTCGGCTAATATCTTTGATGTTGCGTTTGGATTTG